TATTGAATCGATGATGAAAGATTATGTTTCCGAAATCGGTGAAGCAGATCAATCTACCATCCAAGAAATTAATCGTACAACTAAGTTGGTTGTAAGTCGAGTGAATCTAATCGGTGTACAACGTACTGGTTACAAAGTAGTACATGAGAAAGATGGTTATCGTGCATTCATCAAACTACGTTATGCAGCTGACCAGTCTAACAAATTGTTGGTATCTGAAATCAGAAAGAATAGGAAACTAAATGCAAAACTCGAATCGTCAAAAGCTTTCAGAGAGTTGGAACAAAGTATCGACAGCATTATCGAATCTAAGCAATTGGGTAACTAATCTTATCGCTGGCATATCAGAAAAAGATAAATGGTTCTGGTATAAGCTGTGGTTAGTAATTATGATCCTTGCACTAGGATTTGGTGCAAGGGGTTTATTTGAAATGATTGGCCTTTTTTATGTGATGTATCATGTTACGAAACTTTCTTAATTATTGCAAGTACAGTGGATTGACTATTACAATCCTCTGTAACTTTTTTCATTGGGGTATCATTCCCCATTTCTATGTTATAAATGATGAGTGGCAATCACATAAGACTTATCGATTTTCGTTTTTGTTCATCGGTATTTCTTTCTGGATAGATGACGGGAGCTGGTAGTGAATATATTCTACCTAGACCATGATGTAAAAAAATGTGCAGAAATGCATAATGATAAACATTGCGTAAAGATGATTCTCGAATATGCTCAACTACTCTCTACTGCTCACCGTATTCTTGACGGGATTCTTTCTACTGGCGTCAGTGCATCTGGCCGCAAGAAAACTGTATATGTTCTTGCCGATCACCGTGATTCCGTTCTTTACTCTGCTACTCACATTAATCATCCGAGTGCGATATGGGTAAGACAGTCTGATAAGAACTATGATTGGTTGTTTGCTTTGTTTCAAGCATTGATGGACGAATATACATATCGTTATGGTAAAGTCCATGCGTGTACAAAACTAGAAATGGCTCTTGCTCGAATACCTAATAATATTTCTCAAGCACCGTTTACTGAACCGACACCTGCAATGCCAGATGATTGTAAAGTGATAGGAAATTCAATTGATTCCTATCGCAACTACTATATAATGAATAAGACGCATCTAGCAAAATGGAAAAACCGTCCTATCCCTGAATGGTACAATGACAATACTACGAGAATTTACGAACCTCAAGCATCGTGAAGTAGAGCAAACTAAGTTTGTTCAATATCTTTTAAGTGGAAACATAACCAAGAAAGATTATGTTTCCTTCCTTTTTGAATTCCGCACAATCTATGAAGTTATAGAGCGTTTGAATCAAAAGCATGGATACTTAAAAGGACTTGAAGGAATTGAACGTGCTGAAGCAATACATGATGACTTGTTTGAACTAAATGATGGTTATTTTAGACCACTCCTTTCTTCATCAATAAAATATCTAGAACACCTGAATGATTTATCAAAAGACAAATCCAAAAGACATTTATTATTTGCCCATGTATATGTTCGACACATGGGTGATCTTTATGGAGGAAAATTAATTGCTCGCCTTGTTCCTGGTTCTGGTCGCATGTACGCTTTTGATGATCGTCCTAAACTAATTAAAGCATTTAACGAAAAACTTACCATCGATTTAGCTGATGAAGCGAATCTAGCATTTGATTATTACATATCAATATTTGACGAACTATATGCCAACCTATAATTTTATTGACACCGATACCGATGAGGTATTCGAGATGTTCATGTCCATGTCCGAACGAGAGGAATTCTTAAAAGAGAATCCAAATGTTCAATCAAGAATGTTCGAAGCACCCGCTCTTGTGCGAGGAACAAACACAAATAACAAAGTACCATCTGGTTTTAAAGAAGTCCTTTCTAGGGTTGCTGAAGCGCATCCCGAAAGTCCAGTTGGTGATCGTTATGGTAAAAAAACAATCAAGAATGTGAAAACAAGAGAGATTGTAAAGAAGTTCTACGACAAATACAAAAAAAAATGAGAGGTACCTTTGTCATTATAACCAGTAGTATAAGGAGCATTTATGGCAAGGAAAACGACACTAAAACAAGTTTACAGTAGTGATGAAGTGTTTGATTGTTCAAAACCAACTAATCGTTTAAGACTAAGATTAGATGATATGAAAACATTCCAACCACTAACTGAAAACCAAAACAAATTTTTTCAAGCGTATAAACAAGGAGATTATTTTATAGCATTACATGGTGTTGCAGGAACAGGAAAGACTTTCTCAGCACTATACAAAGCGATTGAAGAAGTATTAGATAAAAGTAATACCTTTGAAAAAATTGTTGTCGTTCGTTCCGCAGTTCAATCAAGAGAAATAGGTCATCTGCCAGGTAGTGTAGATGAAAAGATGGAAATCTATCAGCAACCATATCGTCAAATTTGTGAAACACTTTTTGGTCGCAAAGATGCATGGGATAGATTAGAAGAACAAGGTCATATTGAGTTTATATCAACATCGTTTATTCGTGGTATGTCATTTGATGATGCGATTATTATTGTTGATGAAATGCAGAACATGACATTTGAAGAAATTGATACAGTCATGACCCGTGTCGGTTATCGATCAAAGATTATTTGGTGTGGCGATTATCGACAGACTGATTTGAACAAAAAGAAAAATGATGTTTCAGGTTTATTGAAATTCTTTGATATTGCATACCACATGGATGCGTTTACAAGAATTGAATTTACACCAGATGATATCGTCCGTTCAAGTTTAGTCAAAGACTATATTTTAGCAAAATTGAAGTTTGAGGATCTTTCAGAAAAAACATAAAGGGAGTTTTTTATTATGAGTTTAGTATCTTATGCAGAAAGTGAATTGGATCGTATCGGAATGACCGACGATGATGACATGAATGGTATGATGCGAAAGCATTTAATACACATGGTCAAAGAGTTTTCAGAGGAAGGTCATTCCGGTTTCTCTGCCAGTTATGCGTTACAATGCCTTGAAAAACTATTGAGATTCAAACCACTATCACCATTGACTGGTGAAGATGATGAATGGGGAGATGTTTCTGAAGTGAGTGGTGAACCAATGTTCCAAAATAAACGGTGTTCGTCAATTTTTAAGCATGGTAAGGATGGTGAAGCGTATGACATAGATGGTAAAGTATTTTGGGAATGGTATACTGATAAAGAAACAGGTGAGAAACATAAATCATATTACACAGGTAAGGAAAGCAGAGTACCTGTAACTTTTCCTTATGTTGTACCCGACAAACCCATTTATGAATATCGTGAAAGTGGTGCTGAGTGAGAGTATTCAATCATGAGCATCTAGATGGTTTAGATTGCAAACTTGAACAAATCAATGAGGAAACGGGTAGACGATATAAAACTCCGGAAGGAAATCTCTATCCGTCAATTACTACAGTTTTGGGTTCAATCAAAAATATTGAATTAGAAGCTTGGCGTGAGAGAGTTGGTGAGAAAGAAGCTAACGAAGTTTCACGCAAAGCTAGGGATCGTGGTACAAGAGTGCATAATCTCATTGAAAAGTATCTGTTAAATGAAATGACAGAGATACAGATTCGAAGAATTATGCCAGACCTCAGAGATATGTTTCGTAAAATTCGTCCATATATAGATAGTCATATTGGTAAAATTTATGGAATAGAAAAACAATTATATAGCAATAGATTAGGAATTGCTGGTACTTGTGATTGTATAGCCGAGTGGGATGGTGTCATTTCGATAATTGACTGGAAAACAAGTAATTATCAAAAAGAAAAGTGCGATATTGACAACTATTTTATGCAGGCGACGGCTTATGCGGATATGTTCTTTGAAAGGGTCGGGATCCCTATCCAGAGGGTCGTGGTGGCGATAAATGTAGAGCATGAAGGGTCGCAAGTGTATGTGGAGGACGCTAGTAACTATATTGCCAAATTGGAAAGTTGCATATTTGATTATCACTTGACAAATAATAAACGGTATGATACAATTTAAAGAGTGGAAAAATTATGGGTATCGGTAGTGAAATTAGAACAAAGACCAATGACAAAACTTGGTTAGACCATTTTGAAAGATGGTTTGATATAGCATTAAGATTCGGATGGGTACTATTCATTTATGTTGTTGTAACAGGTAACTACATCCGATAAAGAATTGTTGTAATCCCTTCAAAGCGAAGGCATGTTGGACGAGGGTTCGATTCCCTCCATCTCCACCAAAAGTATATTGTAATAAAGTAATAGGCGCCTATTACCGTAAAACGACTGTGAGGGCTTATCGTAGGTGTGTCACAGCCACTGGACTTTGAGTGCTAGTAGGGGACGATAAGACAGTATACTTCTGATGGGGATGACAAGGCTTCGACAGCGTGAGATAGTGGAGACGGCAACACGGTAGGCGATGACCGTTAATCAAGCAAATTAGTAAACGCAAACGATGAAACGTTCGCACTAGCAGCTTAATGCTAGATGGGGTTTAAGTGGGATGTACCTTATTAACCAAACATCCCCACCATATTTTAGGTGAGTTATGCCTTTCGTTATTGAGCAAGAGTCTATACGACCAGATGTTTCAAATAATACTGATGCTGATCCAACAACAACAATGATTGTTGTTACTTTGTTTTTAATTTATTTTTTCAGAAATTTAATTCTATCATCATTTAAGTTTGGCTTATTTGTGGTTATAGGATACACGGTATATAATTTTATACGATGAAAGTATATCTCTCAAATTATCGTAATCATTGGTTGTCTCCCTATACGATACTTGAAAAAGTTGTCTTTTGGCGTGAGATTGATTATAATGAACCTATCATTGAAAGACTATCAAATTGGTTAAATCCTTTTTGCGAGTTACTGAAAAAGGTTCTTGAATTTGTATATCCAAGAATCAGTTATGTGAAGATTGATAGGTATGATACCTGGAGTATGGATCATACTTTAGCAAATATTATTCTCCCAATGTTGAAACAATTAAAGGCGACTAAACACGGTTCGCCAATGGTTGATCTTGAAGATGTTCCAGAAGAAATGAGAACAACTACCACTGAAGATTGGGATCCGCAATTAACGTTTGCATTTTATAATGAAGATCCAAATTTAGAAGGTCCCCACTTTGGAAAATATGCAAATATACATGATCGTTGGAATTATGTTCTTGATGAAATGATTTTTGCATTTGAACATCTTGTTGATGATTCATGGGAAGATGCGTATAGCTCTGGAGTAATAGACCACAAATTTGTACCATGTGAAGATAATCCAAAATTTAGCACTATTGAGGATGGACCAAATCACACATACGTATGCGATTTTGAAGGCTTAAAAAAGGTCTATGCACGTATGGACAATGGATTCCGTCTGTTTGGTAAATATTACCGCGGATTGTGGGATTAAAAGATACTAAATAAACTTACTGGCATCACACACAACCCGCCAGTAAACACACACAACACAGGAGTAACAATGAGTAACTTGACACCGTTCGAGATTCGCCTTGAACTACTAAAAATGGCGAAAGACATGCTATCCGATGAGTATCACGGTAAGCGTGAACAAATAAGCAACGACTGGGCAACAAAAGTCGAATCTGCTAAACTAAATGGCGGAACCATACCAGATCATCCAGGGTTCCCGTCTTATCCCTCAGAGAACGATATCATCACCAAGGCACAGACCTTGAATGGATTCGTTTCTAACATTTCAGTAGATAAACCAAAAGCAAAATCATCTACCTGATTGGGACCGGAGGTGTTTCGACACCTCTCTAACTATAAGGAGAAATAATGCGAAATCAATTCGTAAGTAATTTTTTTATATTGAGTGTAGTTGTAATTGTATTGACTATGATGTCAATAATAGGATTCAACGATCACCCAATGAAAAATGCATCCGTGGCCGGTGCAAACATTAAACTTTATAATTTGACGCAAGATGCACGGCATGAAATTGCTTGTCTTGCCGAAAACATTTACTTTGAGGCAGCACACGAACCTGAAGAAGGTCAACTTGCTGTCGCATTCGTCACCATGAATCGTGTCAATAGTGGTAAGTTCGCTAACTCGATTTGCGGTGTGGTAAAACAGAAGATAGGTAATACTTGTCAATTTTCTTGGTGGTGTGAAAGCAAACCTTATGCTATGTCAACCTCTAATGTATTGACAAAAACTAATAATTCATTGTATAATAGAATATTAGACCTATCAGTTAATTTTTATTTGAACCATGACCAAATGAAAGATCCATCAAGAGGAGCTTTGTACTATCATGCAGATTATGTCCACCCTGGCTGGAACCTACCAAAAAATACTCAAATTGGTAGACACATTTTTTACGGAGAAAGAAATGGTAAAAGACGTACCTAAACAACAAGATACAAATGTAAGACAAAACACTATTTTAACTGTAAGTTTAACCTTTGTTTTACTTGCTTTTATTTTCTCAATAGTGTATTATAAATCTATGGATAGAAAACTTATGGCATCAAATATTGAGGCTGCAATTGCAAAGAGTATTGACCCATTAGCGGTTCGTTGCTCATACGCAAACGGTGATGATAATATTTGTGTAGCCTATGCGATTTCTAATAAATCAATTGACGCACCAAGACGATAAAAGGAGAACTATATTATGGCAGTAACTCAAATGAGTGTAAACAAGTTAAGCAATCCTGCGGATCGTGATAAACTTTTAAAAGTGATTCGCACTTGTTCTGATTCAATGGCAAGAATAGATGCAGAGAAAGAATTGATTCGTGAGGAAATTGCAGAGATTTCCAAACAACTAGAAATACCAAAAAAGTTGGTAAGTAGAATGGTTAAAGTTTACCATAAACAAAACTATGATGAAGAAGTAACAACCCATGAACAATTTGAACAACTTTATGAAACGGTGGTGAAATAATGAATAAGGCACTTGGTGGCGTATATCAAAAAGATGAACGTGTAACTTATAATTTTAGTTTTTACAATGATGATGATGGTAAGCATGTAGAAGTTCGCTTTCGTGCTGAACCTGACTGGGATCTAGATACAATCTTTAACGAGTTTAGAAACTTCTTGATTGCATCTGGTCATGACATTGAAGGTCAGATTGGTGAATTACATCATGAAGATGACTGGGATAATCCAATAGAACAAACTTGGGAAGATGATTCTGATGAAGAATCGATACATGCGATGAAACAATATCAATCAGCAGACAAGTTTACAATGGATCATTTACCTAATAACGGATGGCCGTTTGGTGGATTGACTACAGCATCATTACCTACATTAACTTCAGTTGATTTGTCATCACTCAGTTCACAATCATATGCTGGTTGGTCAGGACAGAATCAATATCCAACAATGTCACCTATAACTACACAACAAATTCAATCGTGGAGTTTGAGCAGTGCAGATATTAAATCGTTGACTGTTGCTGATCTTTCTGCATGGACAGTTCCAGCACCAGGTACAATCGGTGGCGCAAAGATTGAATTCAAATAATGCCAACAAAAGATGAAATGATGAAGTTTGCTCGGGCAATCGATGAACTGGTTGCCCGAACAGATTATAATTATATTGAAGCGATTGTTGAACATTGTAAGCAGACTGGTCTGGAGATTGAAGTTGCAGCAACACTTATTAATCAAAATCTAAAAGCAAAGATTGAGAGTGATGCAATGGATTTAAACTTATTACCTAAGACTAATAAACTACCAATATGATTACAGCGTATGAAACCTTTCAACTTTATAATGCTCTAAAATTACATTTTACTGGAAGTTATGATTACTTCAAGTACAATGGTAAGAGTAATATAAGTGTAGATTCGTTTGAAAACAGAAAGGACAAATATCATTTCTATAAATTAGCACGTAAACATACAAACAAGGAAGATATGACAAACTTCCTTGTTGCTAATTTTGTAGAGAATGACCAGTTATGGGTCGGTGACTTACTTGGTGATGGAGCTAATGATAATTATCTCCGTCGTCAAAAATCAATACAATCTATAACCTATGTTTTTGAGAATGATATTAAAGATATCTTTGAAGGTGTTGAAGATAAGAATGCTTTGATGCGATGCAGAGAAGGTGACTATCCTCCTATACTATTGAAGTATTTGCGGAGAGAAATCCAGATTGAGACTTTGTGTATTCTCGATAAGATTCTGAATTTCATTAATGTTTGGGATGATTGTATAGTCGAAACCATTAGATGGCCAGGAATCAAAAGAAAGATAATCAAGTATCAACCTTTCATTACGTTTGATGAAGTCCGTCTAAAACTAAAGTTAAAAGAAATTCTAAAATGAGAAAACTACTAATTTTATTGGCACTAGTAATGGCTAGTGCATCTGCAAGAGAAGCTTCTGTGATGCATCTAGATGTTAGTGAAAATAAAGTTGAATATAACACGAAAATCTCAGATGTACGTCCACTAGCAAGTATAACCAAGTTGATGACTGCAATGGTGTCACTTGATTATGATGGTGACTTGAATCGTTTAGTGGAACTCAAACCACTAGCGAGTACGTCACTTCCTGTTAGAAAATATACCAGATATGATTTGTTTCATGCGATGTTGATTCGTAGTGATAATGGTGCCGCAGAAACTATTGCATCGGATTATCCTGGCGGAAGAAAAATGTTCATTGAAGCGATGAACAAAAAAGCAATGCAGATCGGTATGTTAAGTACGCATTTCAAAGATCCGACAGGTCTAAGTCCAAGTAACACTAGTACGGCAATCGATATCACAAACATGGTAATGGCTGCATCATACTATTCGGTCATACGTGAAACTAGTATTAAGAAGCAAGCATTGTTTGAGACAATGTACAAGAAAAAGATTCGTACAATACGATTGAAGAATACGAATCAACCATTGCTCTTTGAGTTTGACCAGATCATAATCAGTAAGACAGGATTTACTAATCCAGCAGGATGGTGTGTTGCATTAATGGTTGAGAAGAAAGAAAAAGTTGTCTTGGAAGAAGGATTCATTGAGAGAGTTACTCGATGGATAAAACAAGAACCAAAAGAAGATGACTATGAAACTCATCGCCATATAATTGTAATACTTGGCGCAAAGAATAAGCAAGATCGTATTGACAAAGTAAAACAAATAATGTACAATGAAATACTAGATACAGAGATACAGGAGTCTACCGATGGAAATGAAACAAATAATGGAGAGAATAAAAAATCTCCAAGAATATGAAGTCTGGATAGATTTACCTGATAACTTTCAATTTCGTGGTAGATCACCATTTGACATATACATTACCAATAATAATGTGGCGTTGGTAAAAGTTATTGCTTCCTCATTGGAAGAAGCCACACAAAAAGCGAATGATTTTTTTCATGGCAATGATGAAGATACAGACTTGTAATCGACTATATACTAGTATATAATGATTATAGTGAATAAGATGCTTATACACCGACATACAAAAATACGAAAGGAAATACGATGTCAGACTTTTCAAAATTCAAAAAGAACCGCAGCTCCTTAGAGAAACTAACTAAGGCAATTCAAGATACAGTTCAACCGCAAGAAAACTCCAAAGAAGATACACGATTCTGGCAACCTGAAGTTGATAAAGCAGGTAACGGAATGGCTATCATTCGTTTCCTTGACGCACCGTCAGTTGATGGTGACGATGGACTTCCATGGGTTAAGTTATTCAATCACGGATTTCAAGGTCCTGGTGGTTGGTATATCGAAAACTCACTAACTACGCTTGGACAAAAAGATCCAGTATCAGAATATAATTCAACTCTTTGGAATTCTGGTATTGAAGCAAACAAAGAGATTGCACGTAAACAGAAACGCCGTTTAGTTTATATTGCAAACGTTCTTGTTCTTTCTGATCCAAAGAATCCAGAAAATGAAGGACAAATCAAACTGTACAAGTTTGGTAAGAAAATCTTTGATAAGATTAATGAAACAATGAATCCTCAGTTTGAAGATGAGAAAGCAGTTAACCCATTTGACTTCTGGGAAGGTGCTAACTTTAAACTAAAGATTCGTAATGTAGAGGGTTATCGTAACTACGATAAATCCGAGTTTGAATCTCCATCTGCGCTGTTTGACGGAGATGATGATAAGATTGAAGCGATATGGAAAAAATCATTTTCTCTCAAAGATTTGATCGATCCAAAACACTTCAAATCTTATGATGTATTGAAGGCGAGACTTGACAAAGTGTTAGGCTTTGATGGCGGTGCTCCTGCTCCTAAAACTAGAGCAGAACATATCACACCTGCTATGACAACGTTGTCTCCTGATTTAGATGATGATGTTGAAGTTGTTATGAAGAAGAAAGCGCCTTCAATCGATGAAGATGATGATTTGGATTATTTCAAATCGTTAGCAGCACAAGACTAAAACCTCCTTTATCTTTAAGTCTTGGGAATCCCCGCTTCGGCGGGGATTTTTTATTGGAACATACTTTTCATCTGCTCTCTAAAGAACATTTCTTCATTGTATGGTGTTGATACTGGAGGAGCTGTACCAGAAGCTGGTTTTGCATCACCTTGTTTATTCTGATTGAATGAATCGATTATATTGACAATTGGATCATTACGTGCATCTTCAGCATCTTTACGATTTCTTTCTGCATTATTCACTTGATTAGAATCCGTTCTCAATCTGGCTGAAGTATTCATTGAAGGTTTTCCACTACCATATAAACCTTCAGCAAAAACTGATCCACCAATTTGAGTTCCTCCACTTGCTAATAATTTATCCAGATAACCAACATTGGTTCCTTTTTTATAGGCTTTTCTATCTGCTGAAGTAAATGAATCTAAATTTGTACTAAGAGCACTTAATATTCCAGTTCCTTGTGTAATCATATCAAAGTCTTTCTGGCTTGGACCAGAAGTGTAACGTGAACTAGGACCAGGTTTATCTGATGTTCCAGTTACAGCTTGAAATTGATTTGGTGCTTCTAAGATATCTTTAATACTTCTTCCACTTTTTCTAGAACGATTTAAAATTACTGCCATAATCGCTGCATATTCTTCTGTACTCTTTCCACTTCCTTCAGCGTAAGTAGCACGAACTAACATGTCCCACTCTTTGTCACTCATTCTTCTACCAAGATAATTCTCAGCCATTCCTCTAGAATCACCAATGTCAATCGATTCTTCTCTTGACCTGTTTGCACCTTGAGTCATTTGATCTCTGAAACTTGCATCTCCAACTGGATCTGTAATTGCTTGAGTTGGTGCGTTGTCAAGTTTTTGTTCTTTGAAAAAATCTTCTATGACCGTATAAAGAAAATAAAGGTCGGCTGCGAGTAATCCGTAACCAATGAGTGTTGTAATTCCAGCTGAAAATGGAGCTGCTGCTACCGAAATAACAGCACCAGTCATTTTTGCTGCAATTACAGTTGCACCTTTAACTGTTCCATAATGTGCAAGAACTCTTTTACCAACGTATTGAAGAAATCTCCCCCAATATTTTGATCCCTTTGATGAAAGAGTTTTAATTCTTTCAACAATCTTTTTTATTATTCCTTCTTCTTGTGGTGGTAAAGGTGCTCTTTTTCCAGAAACAAATCCTTTTTCTGCTTGATACATTGAACGAGTTCTTTCATAATCTCTCGCACCACTACCAGCTGATTGTTGTATAATATTAGATTGTGTTGTTGGTAATTGCGCTGTAGTAGCCGGAATTGGAGTTGGAGCTGCACCTCTAGGAAAACCAGTAGAAGGTGATGGAGCACTTGGAGCAGCAGGAACTGTTGCACCTCGACTAGACTTCATCCAGTCAACAATTTTTTTACCAGCATAAACACCTCCTGCTACTTCAGCTGCTCCTACTGCAAGTTTACCAGAATCCAAATAACCAGTTTGTTGGTCGTATGCACCTGGAACCATTCTATCATTTAACTGTGATTTTGGATCAATCGCATTACCTTCTGAATCTCTATCTGGATTCTTTTTCTTCCATGCGTTATATGCTTCTGAACCAGCATAAGCAAGAAGCGCTGCGGCTATAGCAGCACGAATTCCACTACCTACCATTGATATTATTCCACCAATAGCACCACCAGCACCACGACCAGCTGTAGCACCAAATCCTAAAGCAGCCGCGGTTGCGTTTCGAATTGCTAAACCAAAACCACTTAATACTGCTGGTAATGCAGCAAGGCCAGCAATCACTAAACCTAAAGGAACTTCAATTCCTTTAATGTCTATTTTAGTTGTGAATACTTTTACAATCGCATTACCAATTGCAGTAAATACTCTACCAATAGAATCGTATATTTCTTTACTATTTGGTCCTGTTAATAGATTAGTTAGACCATTAATTGCCGATTCAATCGCACCCATTATTGCTACAAATGTTTCGGTTAATGCTTTTTGGATTTCTGGTCCGTTTTTTTGTAACGTTTCTGAAAATAAATTGGCACCATCTCTAACTAGTCCTAAGATTCCAACAAAGATATCTTTTAAAAAATTACCTAAATTTTGTCTAATTTGGGGATCTTCTAAAAGTTTTTTGATTCCAAATACAGCTCCGCCTACCAACAATCCTTTGGTTAAAATATTAAATATTCTTTTTAGAAAATCAAAAAAACCAACTTTACTATCAAAAAGACCTGTACTTGAACCTCCAGATTTAGTTGGACTAGTGGAAGATTTTAACGCTGCAGATTTTTTTGCTTCATAAAGATTCTCTTTTTGTTTTGCTCGTTGAAAGTAAGCTTCGGCTTTTGTTCGTTGATTAGTTTGAGATTGCATAAACTTAATCAAACTAGTTTTCATTACTGAAATATCTTTAGCCATTACGGGCAAGACTTTTTCTAACGAACTTTTTCTAGATACGTTAGATTCTGACATTGTTGGTAAATTTGCCATTTTTTATCTTTGTTGTCTTTGTTGTTCTTTTATTCTTTCGGTTTCTTCTTCAAGAAATTTAATAAGCATATCCAAATAAACCTGTCGTTCCCAAGGTATCATATTTTCAAGTTCCGTCAAACTGTATTTGTGATGGTGAATCATAGCAAAATTAGTTTGATAGTAATTACCAAGGGTTTCATAATTTAGAATTATACGAAAAAATTTTGAATACCTTCAACGGTAATATCTTCTTCGTATCCACATTTGTTGCAATGAAAATGTAAATCTTTTTTCAGTTTTGGTAATGTAGTAAAGAACTCTTGTATTTTCTCAAGGTCACTTTGTTGTAAGTTTTCAATAAATTCGGTCAATTCTTCTTTGGTAGAATCTTTTGCATAATATAAATTATTTTCATCGTAGATATAATCTATACATGAAATGATAATGTCCAATATATTAGACAGATCGTTATTCTCTATATCAACCTTTTCCATCATGTTAAAAGTTGGATACTTTAAAACTATGCCGAGTTTATCTGTAATTTCTATTTTATTAGTATGATTTGCATTTTTCTCTGGCTGCAATTCTAATAGATTAACATCAAACTTTACTAGATTACCACAGGCATTTTCTTCACCCTTATCGTTGGTAACTTTATTGTTGCAGTTATAACTTAGATTTACAACTTCATTTACTGACCTAGCACGTAATTGAATGAATAAGTTTTCCAAATCAAACGTTGGTAAAACATCAACATCAATTTCATCTAATACACAATTTCTAATAACTTGTTTAATTGCTTCAACCATATCTTTCGTATCATCGGACTGTGAAGCCATTAAAAATAGTTTCTGTTCTTTAACTAAGAACGGTCTAAATTTTATTTTCTGTCCATTAGAAATCAAAGTTGTTTCGTAAATAGGCACATCAATTTTTGGTAACATAAAAACTCCTTAATTAAAAACTACCACCCAAACCAGGTATTCTAGAAGTAACAGATCCAAGAACATTACTAACACCTTGTCCGATATTTCTTTGAACTATATTTTCTAATACTGCTGTTATACCTTCTTCTGCTGCTTTACCGAATTGTGTTTCGGAATCATATATTGGAATATACTTTGAATAGGCGAATTGAACACTTAATTTATGAGCACCATCTTCCGACCATGATAGTGGTTGTGATGCTATTCCAATCGGAAATGCATCTACTAATTCTAATGCATAAATTTGAGTAATCAATTCATCATACTGCATAATAGTAATCTTTGTTGTGTACGTTGTACTCTGTTCTTTTTGATATCTCAAATTGTGAGTGTCATTTGGTATTATTGCATTTATCCATCTATCAAATAGTTTTCTTTCCCAGAAGTCACCAGTAGAAATAAATGATAATGTTATATCTTGATATTGTGCCATGTATGGCAGTTTAAAAGTCGGACCATATATTTTAACATCCGATGTTTGTAAAGTTTTTCCGGGTAACTCTGCACTATCACATTGTAATGCTAAGTAACGTGAGTATGTTGCACCCTTAGCAGTATCTCTATCTCCTCCAGTCAATCTTGGAATTATATTAGTGAAAAGAGTATTGGGAAGATTTGCTATATCTGAATAAAGTGTACTCGATATAAAATTATTTACATAAGGTGGAATTGGAAGTAGCACTTCAAAACGACTTGGTTTTGCAATACCACCCATAGCTTTCATATGAGCGTAAAAAGAATTAATTGTAAATGACATTAGAACTTATCCTCTGAATCTTGGAATACTTGAGTTTTGTGAGCTTTCTGAAAATTTTCTACAGGCAATAGTGCCGCAATATCCCACTCAGATGCTTCTATGTTTAAAAATTTTGATTTAATATGGGTGTACAGATACTTCTTCAAACACGGCTTGTGTTCATACATCTGCTTAGCATTTTTTAAAAAGTTATAACTAACTCTAAACTTTGTGGCTTCGTCAAAGTTTCTATTTGTGGCAATATCACCCAACTTGTCTAATAATATCAATCTTTGTTTTGGATGGATGTAATGCAAGTTCAATCCTAAAAACCCATCTGTATGTTCCTCTATCGGAATGACTAATGGAAATTTATCGTAATATTCCATTATGTCTTTTGTCTTAGGATCATAGAAATAGAAATACATTTTACCAATGTAAGATTCATTTCTTACACCACGAAGTCTTGACCTCTCTTCCATCATCTTACCTCTTGATGGTTTGAGAGTCAACATTTTTTGTTGAAGCCAAACTCTAGCAAGGTCTGTTCTGGGTTGCAAACCTTTCTGAGCCAGAGATTGTTTTAGTCTATTAATTAAGTATGCCATCGTCTATTTATCTTATATTCCTAGATCCTTCTCAGTCAGGATTTTAAATTCCCAACCATGATCCTTGCAGAATTCGGTGGCGGCTTTCCATTTAGATTGGTTTATTAGGTAGGTGGCACTTTCTTCCAGATACTTTTTGGTCTTACGTTTTTGCACCGGCATCTTGGTTTGTTTTTCCGGTTTGACCTCTATGACAACCGTTTTTATAGTCCCATCCTTAGTTTTCATTTTAGCCACAA